GTCCCGGGGAGGGGTATTGTTACCCCTCTGTGCTAAATCTTGAAAAAGTTAAGATTTAGCTCGACGAAAGACTTCCATCTCTCACCGACTGCACGCATCTCTGCGTGCTCGGACGGGATCCAGTCCCAACGCGAACTAGATCGGGTCCTTAAACTGGCTCGGCTGTGATCAGAAGATCGAACTACAGCCTTCCCAGCCCTAAGAGTACCTGCTAGTGCAGCCAGTAATACCGCAGAAGGGTTATTAATCCAACCACGGAGATTAGGAGGCTTCGCAGAAACGTCAGTCACATCGTGAGAGTTAGGTTGCTTATATACGAAGCGATAAACTACACCGCCAGTATATTTGCTATACCTTCTCTTTTCGATAAAGCTTAGCGGAACCTTAATTCCACAATCATCCATCTCGTCAAAAGGGACAGGCAAAATACGCGTGCCCCTCAGAAGAGTATGAATAGTTGCGGGTAAAGGTATACCCCAATAAGCCGACCAACGATTTAAGCGGTTGATAGCAGAGTACCTGTCGCTAAGCGTACGTAGTGTCTTAATATAGACACCTCGTACGTTGTGACCATGGTAATAATCATGGCCACACGACTCACGGAAAAGCCCTGTATTAAAGGACTTGTCTACGTTAACACTAAAGCCACAAAGTGACAGTAAACGTGTTATGAGGCCATAAGCCTTTTCAACACAAATAATGTCATCGCCAAAAACGGCGAAGTTGCCAAGTGACTGCCTAAAAGGCCTTTCAAAAGGAACAGAAAGAGCCCGATAGGCACCGTAGACTAAAGACGCAAAAAATATCGTTTGTAGAGGAAACGTAAAAGCATTTCCCATAGACGATATCATATGCAACTCTACACTGGTTCCATCTGGAAGGATGGTACAAGGGCTCCGGGTCATTTCCAACATATGTAAAACATGTGGAGGAAAGAACTCAGTAACCAAACCAGTAGACATAGAATCTGAAGCTGACGAGAGATCAATAGTACCGAAACTCCCATCTACAGATCCTAGCTGAGCAAGGCGTCTATTCTTATCAGGCTGAGTCCTAAGATCAATACCAATAGATCTTTGGAGCAAGCCTTCAAGAACGGACGCTATACCCTTCTGAAATAACATATTCAGAACGGGCTCAGTGCATATGGTGCGGCTTATTTCCGACGTCTTAGGTACAAAACTAAGGCGACTACCCTGAACTACATCCGTTTTCCGACGCTCCGATCTAGTAGACTCAACGCTAGACCAAAGTGGATCACAGGATATAGCCTGCAAGTAAAGCTTATGCAGTCGTGAATCTGTGGCCGACATAGTTGAAGTGCCGATCTTCGAAAGAAAATCAGTACTAAAGCTGCCAATGTTGGCACCATTACCAAGACTAAACCTAGAGGAAACTTCCCCTAAAGTAAGATGACGAAGATTTCCGTCAACTTGCTCGTCAGGAAAGAAGAGTCGATAGATGAAATCTTTCGCCTCTCCAATAGCTATAGTCTCGATCGTGGTAGATCCGGATAGATCCAATTTGAAGCTTTTACACTTTTCATTAATACTAAGGAAAAGCGATAAAGCATTAGCATCTGCAGAGTCAGAGGGCTGATCTCTAAATTTCTTTAGAAGAGCAGAACGAAGACTCTGCATAGCTTTTTGCTTAGGCGACATATTTGGGTACGGGCTAATCGCCCGATTCCAACCGGACATCAACAGATCATGATCAAGGCAGAATGGAAGCTCAACAGCGTAATCACGCATGTATGTCTCCAATCCCACTGTTCAAATTGAGCTCCTAGAAAGAGCAGAAGAGTTGGCTAAACAATGCCAGAAACGGCAGTGTCGCCAACTCCAGCTGACTGCTGACTAAGAGCCCCGAAATGAGCAGATAACGCAGCACGTACGTTAGGCGCGTCGGCAGTATCCGATCCAGCAGGCAGATCAATAATAGTAGTAATCTGCATATTGGAAAACGGCTGCCCGGCTAACGGTGTTACACCCTTTCGGGTGATCAACTTAAACGTGTTGCGCGGGACATCTTTAATCAAACCTGTCGTAGGATTAGGTTTTCCAAGAAAGCGGAAAACCTTAGGCCGAAAGAAGGTAAGAGTAAAGGGTGAAGACATGCTATGCGCAGTAACACCGGTCTGCGTTCCACCCAACGCCGTGACAGCAACCTGTTTCCCAGTAATATCGGGAGCCGAGTCACTAACATGCGTATAGGTGGGCGAAGTGAGCCCAGTCTGCGCAAGCCCCGCAATGGGGGAAGTAAGTGCAAATGTCATGATTACTCCTAAAGGGACTGTATCGAATTAACGATGCCAGTTCCGAGGGTGTTGTTGCGGATGAAGTGCGCTAGCTTGAGATAGCAACGCGTCAATATTTGCAAGCTGACCCGAAGCTAAATCAAAATTGAACTGCAAGGTTGGAAGACCTATCCCAACACCAGCAGATCTAGTAACGTACTTCTTCTTTGCATTATGAAAACCTGAACTATTACCTTTTGCATATAGACTCCAACCAGCGCCAGGGGCTGTGCCATTAACCTGCTTGAAGAAGCCGTGTTTAGCGACTTCAACAATAACAGTTTTATTGACCCAGTCGATGTCGTCAGTCGAAGTTATAGATGCATTAAGGATATCACCAATATTGGTGAAATAGTCCGCGAGAAAGCTCCACGGGAGTAATTCCCATGCAGCAGGAACGAAGTTCTGAGGATTAAATCCAAAGAGATCATCATTCTGCCACGGAGGGGCTTTCACTTTAGCACGTATGGCACCACGATAGCGAACGGTATGCGTCTCGTACAAACCAGACGCCACAGTAAAGTAAAAGTTTCCATTTAAATACTGTGCTTGAAAGCCAGGATAGTATATACTACTAACTGCTTTCGTGTTATCGTAACGCTTCTTGGCACTAGCCGACACACGATAAGTGTGTACGGGCTTAGTAAGTCTCCTATACGCTTTGACGGCATCACTGACGTCATTGAGAAAAGGATTCCAGCCAAACGATTGCTCAAGCCAAGCCGAACCTATGTCGTTTAACCACTTTTTAGGATTGGCACGCTTTCTTTTACGTAGCGTGTCAAGAAAATCCTTACCAAGTGATCTTATTCCAAGGAACGGCTTTCGCAGCATATGCAACGTCTC